ACGATGCAACCTATGGCCTAGCCTACGTTGTAGATGTTCGCGACCAGTAACTAATAAAAACAGAAAGTAATAAAATGAAAAAACCAGAAACATCCCAGGAATTACTTGAACATATTAAAACTATGGAGCACCGCGAGCGTATAGTTTTTACCCTATCAAAGCAAGCGCGGCAATCAATTGGAAAAGACGCGTATAGCATTGAGATATATGTAACCTTCCCCTTCGAGCAATCTAGGATGAGTGATAGAGACCCGCACCGTGTTTTAATATCGTATGTGACAGCAGACGGGAAAACAAACGGCCTTGCAAAGCGATCAATGAAGAGATCCTTTATAACTTTAAGTTTGCTCGAAAAGCTTATCGATCAAATGCAATAACGCCTAAACATAAATTAATAAAATAGAAAGTAATAAAATGAAAAAGACAAAGCAACAGATCGCAACAGGGCGCAAGCTCGTAAACAGTGAAAAGGAATTAGAGGCGGCAGTAATATTATTTGCTTGCATCCTGGGTGCTGGTCTAATAGTCTTGCTAGCCCTTGCAACTAACTAACAAGATGACAACTATAACTTGCCCAAATTGCGGAGAATCATTCACGCCTACTATAAAAAAGTCAGACGCGTTCCCTCTGGTATGCGAAGACTTTGGCGGTAAATGTCAGGAGATATTGCCTTGCGAATTAAGGAATATATTGATGGAAGTAATCCCATTGATTGATAAACTAGAAAACAATTAGCACTCAGAAGCCCTACACGCTTAGATTAAATGCAAATGGGGTCACAGCATTAACGCACCAATCAAAGAGCCTTCTAGGGGCATTAGAAGCCCTTAGAAGGCGCATTACGTCAAACATGGTAGAATTTACAGATACATTGGAAGCTAGAGCAAGCGCAGTCAGGTGCATGGAAAGCTTTAAGGATAAAATAGAGATGCTAATGAAGGCCGGGGACATCCTCGACCATTGCACAAGCGGCAGATCGACCAGCGAAGAGACCGCCAAAGCAAGGGCACGGTCGTTAAAGATATGGCAGGAAACAGGTTGCAATATATCGCAAGCCGCAGAGCAAGGCGGTGCAGACCGGGGAAGCTTTCGCAGGTGGCTAATAAAGGAAGGGCTCCATACCCCAAAGACCAAGTGACTTGCTACAAGATCGTTTACACTAGGCGAGATATGCCTAGCGAATGCGGAGCCATAAAACACGCCCACACTAAAGAAGAGGCACTAAAGCACTTAGTTACTGGCAGCAGTAAGAAAGGCTACAGGCTCAAACGTAGTGGGGTAGCAATCAAACTGATAAACATTGAGGAAATAAAGTAGGGTTGACACGTGGTGTATAATGCCCAAATTTCACAGTTTATCGGAGCAAGCGGCCTCACAAGTTAGCCCAAGTCTGAGTAAGTGGTTGCATAGCTTGACCGAAACCCGGCTATGCATAAAAGGTTTGCAGTAATGCAGGAACGGCCACGGCTAGCGTAATACAGGGCTTACCACGCGCGACGATCCGGGGCACTATCGAAGGCGGGAACACTCATAATTTGAGGCTCTAGCAAGGCATAGGTTTGACCAGTAATGGGGAACCTATGTCTAACGAGAAGCAACTCTAATTTGAACGAGGCTGAAAAAAGCATTGACCCAGTAATCAATTCACTCGATAAAACTATCACATGAATAAAAAAACTGATAAGAAAACTGCCCTGCTGGATGTAGAAATAATCTTGTATAGACATGCCGCCAAGGCAGAGACCGAAGGAACAAACCTTCTCACATTAAAATCAATGTGTAGGCAAGCCATTGATCAATGTGTCATGGGATGCAAGGCATCGGAGTTTTACCTCGTAGTATCAGGTCGCAATAATTTTCGCAAGACACTCTATCCCAAGTATAAAGGTAACAGGGGAGAAAAGCCGCCATTATATACTCCATTGAGCAAGGCCATGAAACAGATGTATGCGGACAGGTGGTATCAGCATGACCAGTTAGAAGCTGATGATTTACTAGGCATAATATCTACCAACGGAAAGATTGAAAAACCTATTATATGTAGCATAGATAAAGATATGTTGTCTGTGCCTGGGTGGCATTACAACTGGGACAAGGATGATTGGCCTACATACGTGAGCCAAGAAGAAGCTGACCACAACTGGTTAGTGCAATTACTCATGGGAGATAGCACCGATTGCATCGAAGGCATGAAGGGCATCGGCAAGGTAAAAGCAGAGAAACTTATCAAGAAATATAGGAACCCAGAACTGAGTGTCCCGGAGCAAGCCAAGCACATCTATGAAAAAGAAAATTTTTCTCTTGACCAGTATTACGCCTGTCTGAACACTGTCACAATCTGGAGGAAACCATTACCAAAGGAACTCTTAGATAACCACCTAATCACAGAAATAGTAAAAACCATACCAACACTAGAATAACATGGATATAAAACAAGATAACATCGAGCGCATACAAACGCGCATAGATATGATACGCCAAGAGTCACGTGCTCTTTCCTACCGCATTGAAAGAATGACTGAGCAGCGCAAGGCACTGTCGCAGGAGAAGAATGATTTGAAGGATAAACTAGAGGTCGTCAGTTCTATACCTACCAAAGAACTTATTGAGGGTGTAGACGAAGCCCTTGCCAACCTAAGCATCAGGGTATAAGACTACTCATGAGATGCGACAAACATAGGTTCGGCAAGATATACGCCATTGCCTGCGGCCCATACGTCAAGGTGGGCATGACATACGGAGAAGTCAAGGAACGCATGAAGTCCTTGCAAGGGGGGAACCCTATTCAGATGAGAATTATGTTTGAAGCCGCCGTCGATGAGCAACAGTTAGGTGCTACGACTGGTCAGGTTGAATACGCCATTCATCAGAAACTAGAAGCCTTTAAGATTCGCGGAGAATGGTTCCAGATTGATAGATCGCAAGTAATTAGTGCCATCCTAGAAGTCATTGAGGGTTGGGAGCCAGTGACTAAAGTTAAGGAGACGCTCCCATGTAAGACGTTCATGGTGCGAGTGACTGAGGAACAAATGAAATACCTAGACAGCCGCATACAGAAACAAACTATCTCTGACTGGTTGCATCGCGCCATCTGCGAAAGGATTGAGCGACAGAAAAAGCTTGCATCCCAGTAATCCTTTTAAATTTTAACCATAAACCAAACCAAATAATAATATGAAAATAGAAGTTCACACCGAACAGATTGACCCACACACAGAAGTGTTTGCCCTAGACGTAGACGAGGCATCATTGCAGCGTTTGCAGTATGGAGAAGTAGGAAGCCCCTACCCTTATGTTAAGGTGGCTGATGTCGTCAAAGCTTTGCAACCCAAGGCTCCACGTAGCGACAGCGATCTCTTAGATTTGATAGATAACCAAGGCTACACCTACTGCTTCTTTGCCTCCGAGGGAGAAGTTACAAAGAACAAGCACAGGTGCGTTGCCATCTATTCTCCTACTGGTCAGCAACTTACAGGAGTTGCAGAAGGATTTGAAACTGTCAGAGAAGCCCTAGGTTACGTCCTAGACATGCAGGAGGCAGTGTAGATGGAGGATTTGGACGAGGCATTGATCATGGATGGCTTCGACGATTGCATTGCCGGGATCGTAGAGCGCATTGGTCAACCAGACATTATCTGTTACGACAGAGACAAGGTTCTGGATAAGTTGATTAGCCAAGGCATGACCGACGAGGAGGCCGTAGAGTATTTTGAATATAATCAAAAGGGGGCTTGGATGGGAGAAGGAACTCCGTGCTTCATTCGTAAATTAGAATCTGAACTTTTCGACCCTAGCCTTAATTGAAAGTAGCAAAGCCATACAACTCAGGTCAGTGGACTAAGGCTCGTTACAGGAGCTTTATTATGTCTGCCCTGCGCCGTGCTCAATGGCCTGTTAAGTATGAAACTATTCGATCTGCTTTTGTTCGTGATGGTGTGAACCCCGCAACAGGGCGCAAGTGTAAGCTGCACAAGTGCTCTGCTTGCGGGGAACTATTCCCGGCCAAGGATATGAGAGCAGATCACATTGACCCCATCGTCCCGGTCACTGGCTTTGACAACTGGGATTCGCTCATAGGCAGACTGTTCTGCGAGATAGGTGGGTTCCAGGCTATCTGTGTGGAGTGCCACGCCGTCAAGACCAAGGCCGAGAATGCAGAGCGAAAGAAGAACAAACAGGTGAACAAATAATCACCATACCCTAAAATTTAAATATCATTGAATATCAACGATTTGTAAAATAATTAAAAAAAAGTATTGATTTATTTTTTCGGTCTGTCATAACATTAAATCATCGCACGACTGCGACACATAAAAACACACATCAATAATATATAAAATGAAAATCACACTAGACACACCACCACCTCAAGAGGACATGAAGTTCCGCGCATCGGTAGACTCAAAGGTTATAGGGTTCGCCCCATCACTCAACGCTTGTAAGAAGATGCTTACTGCCAAGAAAATCAAAGAGGTAGGCGGGGGCTTCAGCACCGGCTATGTCGATGAGTTTGATCATGAGTATGAACCTAACGATTGGATGCAGATCGCATCACGCATTGTAGGTTCTGGCCATGCAGTTCCAGCGGGATGGTATAGCGACCAATAGACTTTACACTAACCACTAACTAATAATATTATGTCTAGAACTAAACCAAGATCAACAGGGTCTTCAAACCCTGCTACCAAGTTCCTTCAATGGAACACACAAGCTTCCGCATGGGAGTTTTACGATAAAGAAGCCCAAGAGTCTAAAACACTACCACAAGACACAGGGTTTATCATCCTCGACCAACTCATTACCGCCAAGGGATGGGACGACAGAAAGAACAGCGCAATCTGGGCTAACGAAGTCTATACTGTAGGAGACAAACTTACTCTCCGCAACAAGGAAGGTATCATCGCTACCGGCATCTGGTCAGAGGTGAAGACTGTGCATGGTGTCAAATTCACCAAGTCTGTCTACGCTATGGCTAAGGTCGGTGCGGGTTATGAGCTTGTTAACTTTCAACTCAAGGGCTGTGCTCTCACAGCATGGATTGAATTTGAAGACAAGGTTGGTGGCTCCAATACATTAGAAGGAGACGTTGTAGTAGCAGTTACTGAAGCAGTCGAAGATCGCAAGGGTGCTGTTAGTTACAACAGACCAGTCTTTAACATTGTATCCAACACGCTGTCCAACGAGGCTGCTCTCCAAGCAGACAAGATGGATGGAACGCTGCAGGAATACCTGTCCTCCTACCTCAAGGTAGAGAAGCCCGCTGAGGACGACGACGAGGAAGAGAGTGAGCCAGAGATTGCTTACTCGGAGCCTGAAGTCATTGCCAACCCTTTCTAGGCATATGGGGCTAGCCCTTCTCCTCCGGGGGAGGGGCTTTATTTTATAATGGTTAAGAAAACTAACCCTAAGGATGCTTGTGGCATAAAGAAAGTGCCGCTATCAGGTATGCCAGCCAACGTGCTACTTGAAGCTGGGCTTGTAAAGCTACACGGAGACTTGAAGTATGGCAGGTTCAACTGGAGAGAAGCAGGTGTCAGAGGCTCTGTATACTATGATGCCGCCTTCCGTCACCTAGCCGCCTGGTATGAAGGAGAGAACGAAGACCCAGACTCTGGGCTACACCACATCTCCCATGCTATAACAGGTCTTGCCGTCCTAAGAGACTCAATCATGAGGGGCAACTGGGTCGATGATAGACCAGAACCTACTCCCAACATCGTATCAGAACTAAACAAAAAAGCTATTAAAATTATAGAAAAGAATGGATCAACCTCATAACTTAGAAGCAGAAGAGGCGTTGCTGGCCTGTTGCTTAATAGACAATGCTTCCTACGACAGCATCAGCACCATCGTCAACGCAGACGATTTCTACGGCACTTCCAATAAAGTAATCTTCAAGGCTATATCTAAGTTATGCTCCTCTGGCCAAGAGTTCTCTGAACTCGACCTTGATGAGTTACTAAAGCGTGAAGGCACAGACAAGGAAGCAGGTGGACTCAGCACCATAATGTATATACAGAATCAGGCTAGTAGTTCTATGCAGATAGGAAGCTATGCCAAGATTATAAAAGAGAAGTCTAAGTTACGTCAGATTATTCGCACCTCTCGTATCGCCATTGAATCAGCGAAAGAAAACCAAGACCCAGACGTAATTATTGCTGACATCGAGAGGGCTGTTACCGCTACCCTAGATAACAACTCTGCTACTGACCCGTCGATTAGAGTAGCCGCTGAGTCCTTACGCGAGGACTTCAAGAAGATGGAGGAGGGAACCTACGATACCTTCGCCCTACCAACTAGGATCAAACAACTAGACGATAAGCTTAGTGCGGGTGGCATAGCCAATGGAGAGGTAATGGTTGTTGCAGCTCCTACCTCCTGTGGCAAGACTTGCATCGCCCTCAACGTAGCCCTACAGAATGGCGTGACCCACAGCAAGCCGGGTCTATACTTCTCCTTTGAGATGCAGGCCAAGAGTCTGGCAAAGCGTATGATACAGACCTGCTCTGCTGTGAACCTCAACCAGTTCCAGGAGGGTGTGCTATCCGCAGAGAAACAGAAGCGGGTGTGGGATGCTACCGAAAGAGTAGAGAACGCCCCCATATACACAGAGCACTACGTTAGGAATGTTGATGAACTTCGGTCACGCGCTCGTATGTATAAACGCAAGCACAAGATTGAATGGATTGTGATAGACTATCTGCAACTCGTTCCTTGGAACACTAAATTAAAGAAGCATGACGGCATCGCAGAGGTTAGCCACCAGATAAAACTTATGGCTATGGAGTTAGACCTACCTGTTATACTGTTAGCACAAGTAAACAGAGAGGGAGCCAAACGCGAAACTGGTATTACACTATATGACCTGAAGGATTCTGGGGACATCGAGAACGACGCAGACATTATTCTCTTGCTATGGCCTAACGGCTCAGATACAAAGGAAGCCACAGTCCACAATGATCCTGTTCATGGCACACACATATCTATCAAATATAACATAGCAAAGCAACGTGAAGGTGAGCGTGACCAGTATGGCAAGTTTGTCTTTCAAAACCACATCGGTAGGTTTAGTTAACTCTCACTAAAATAAATATGACACAGGAAAACCTAACACAGAAGCAAGCCTATAACCTCTACCTAGAAGGTTTTAGTTACCATCAAATCGCTCAAGACTATGGAACAAGTGCAGAGGCTGTGCGCTCTAAGATTAGGCGATACAAGGCCACCATACCATCGGCACAGGGAACAGAGCGAGTCTTGGTCATAGCAGATACCCATTGCCCTGCCATGCACAGCGGCTACATAGACTTTTTATTATCCATCTTTCACAAGCATAAGTGCACACGGGTAGTTCATATTGGTGACCTGGTGGACTGGAACGCCATTAGCTTCCACGAGAAAGACCCAACCATGCCTAGCGCAGCAGACGAGTTTGTAGCGGCAGCCAAGCAGGTTAGAGCACTACACAGGGCTTTTCCAGAGGTAGACTACCTCGTAGGTAATCACTCAGCCCTACCAGAGCGTAAGGCGCAGAGCGTTGGCCTACCACCAGAGGTAATACTCAACTTCAAAACATTATGGGGTCTTGACGGGTGGACGATACATCCTAGGTTCACAGACCTAGTAATTGATGGAGTCATATACAGGCACGGAGACAAGGAGAAGGGAGGACAGATGTCGGCACTAAAGAACGCACAAGCCCAGTTTAAGTCTCTGGTCATGGGTCATCTCCACTCGCAAGCCGGCATCAACTACCACGCCAACCAGGATGATATTGTCTTTGGTATGAACGTAGGCTGTGGGGTAGATCACCACCACCCTGCCATGAACTACGGGCGTGTCTACGCTGCCAAGCCAATCCTTGGATGCGGTGTAGTATACTCTCCCAAGCTCGCTTTCTTTGAACCAATGTTTATCTAATCACTATGCCTGAAGAAACCAGAATAACCTACCAAATGTATGATCAGATGTGGTTTGATTTTTCCAACGGACTTATTACAGAGGAGGAATGGAGAAAGTTTTTCAATAAACTTCTTGATCAAATGATGAACGACGACGAGTATGAGATAGCTCGATCTGACCCCAAAAACACAAAGGTATAAATATGATGTATGAACACAAACTAGAGATGGACAACTACACTGGTAGCATAACCAATGTCATTGTAGAGTTTGAGGCTGACGCACCGTCATCACGCGCCCCAGAGGTCAACGGTATATATTATCTTGAGTCCGACGAACCTTTATCTAGCGATGATCTTTCATATCTGCTTGAGTGGATCGAGCAAGACTCAGGCAAGTGGCAACCAATTTCACATAATAAATAAATGCAACAAACAAAAACTCCATCCGTATACAATATTAACTCTGAAGTAATTCTGGCAAAAGGCTTAGATGCTATGACTAAATCATGCGAGGCTCTGACTGCTCAGAACGAAAGACTAAACAAAGATATAGAAAATTTAAAAAATAAGATTGATATGCTTCAGCATCGTCTCTTATCTAACGCAGAAGAGCGAGAATAATTTTGTTGTTCATAAGTGCACAAAGAGTAAGTCGTGAGTGCTCCGGAAAGGTTTCTTGTATTACATGTCGCCTATATAGGGTTGCCGTCAGCCAGCCTTCCAACCACGACGCTGACACCTTTAACTTTTAAGGGGGTGTAAGGCGATCGACTTGGTCTAGAACTAAGGACGGAGGTTCAAATCCTCCCACCTCCACCTTTAACTTTATAGACCTCGACTAGCACCAATGATAGAGTCATTGACCGCTTCTCTAAAATTAGGGTCAGCATCGCCCTCTCTAGCTAATGCTTGAATTCCTTTCTCTGATGAGAACATAAGCGAAATAACCTTAGAGAAGTTCTTTTCAAACTCTTCTTGGGAAACCTTTTTGTTCAAAAGTTTCATCAAAGGAATCAACGCATCTGTGCCGTATGCCCAACCCATAATTCTGTTACGAACTGAACCCATAACGTCACCGACGAAATAACCAGCGATGTTGCCAGGTGAGAATATAAATCGTGGCTTAATATCTTGGGTAGCTGATTTTCTAACAGCAGAAGCAGCATCTAAAACTTGATTTGCAGAAATAATCTCAGTGGCTTTCTTTTTGCCTAATACGGCCTCCATGTTCGCCCTGAGTGTTTTTCCATTCTTACCAGCCAAGTCAGCCGCAAAGCGTTGAGGGTTCCATATTCCTGCTCCAGTTGAGTCTAATTGTGCTCCACCGCTATATCTAGCAAAGAACTGCGAAATATACTCTTGTCGTACAGCCAAAATTTCATCAGGTGAACCTTTCGCTATTTGAGCCATAGCCTGTCTAACTTTGTTGGTATTCCCAGTAATTAAGGCATCTGCAAATAAATGCGGGGTTAGTTCTGAAAAATCTCCCTTAATGATATTTCTCAATATAACATTATCAGCAATCTTTTTAGCCTCTGCTTCTTTAGCTGTTCTTGCGGCAATAGTCTTAGACAAGTTTCTAACAGCATCTGTACCATATTGACCAAACAGATCTTCAATCTCTTGAGTTGTAATCTTACTAAGATCAGCACCCCTGGTCTTCCGGACTATTTCATTAAGAGTATCAAAAGACTTCAATTGACGTTCGCCAAACAGTTCAGTAATTATACTGCGATCTGCATTGCTCAAACGAACACCATTAGACAAGTCAGTTGTGCCATCAACGCCTAACTTAGATAGGAAGGCTTGCTGAAGTTCTTGCCTTGCTACAGATCGAGTTATTTCATCAGCAGGATCAAGGGAATCAAGTGCTTGCCTAATCTTGGCTGGGTCACTAAGAATGTCGTTCATAACCTCAGATGGCGTATTAACTCTCCCACCTGCACGTTCAGCCAAAGCTCTACCTGCTGGCCCTCTCTGGTAAGCTAGCATCCTATCCGTGTAGAACTTATTAGCATTATCGTAAGCTTGAAGAAAATCTGCTCCTGATCTTTTTGCTATTCGATTTCTTAGGTCGCGAAGAGCATCTGCTGCAACCGAAGCAACCTGAACTTGGGTTTTGCTACCCACTGCTCCTCCTGCTGGAATAGCATCTTGTACTGTTTCAATCAACTCTCGCAAAGTTTGAAAGTCTACCCTTCCAGCCTTCTTTTCTAAATCTGCAATTTCTTTTTGAAGTTTTTTAGTGCTTGGTTTTTTCCCGGAAGCTATTTGTTCTTTAAGGTATCTTGCTCGCCTTTGAGCCGCTACTTTAACTTGAAATTCGCTAAGTATTTCATTAACCTTAGCGTTTTCTTTAACTTTAAACTTCTTGAGTGCACCCCTAATGGCATCAACTACTTGACGATCAGATGCTGATATATTTTGTTCAGCAGCTATACGATTAACTTGAGCATAGTTTTCAGCATTTTGTCTAGCAACATTTTGTTGTGCACTCTCAAATAGCCTCACGTATCGTTGACCAATCTTGTCCATGTTGACTGCATCCTTGGCTGCAAGTTTATTCAGACGACGAGAGAAGGTTCCTTGAAGTTCTTTAGCCGCTTCTTTGTCAAGCCTAGCTACATCATCAATTAGTGTTTGATACTCACCTGCAATGCGTTGTGCGGCTCTACCAAAGCTTTCACCCGTATCTGTAACGCCTTCGCTAGCGGCTTGCTTATAAGCCGCAATATTGTCACGAAGCCTTGCGTATCTTTCTGCAATCTTACTTCCTGGTCTACCTGCAGCAATTTCAGAAGCAGTTTCAGTTGCTCCCCTGCCTACCCTCATGTCAGGGGTAAGTTTTAATCCACCTTGCAACTTAATAGCCTCAGACTTGTTTAGTATAGTTTCGGCTTTTGTTAGGCTAGAGGTCAGGTCTTCAGCAATGTTTCTACCTATTTTACCAGAAATACCTTTAGCTATTCCTGCTGTAGCCAGATCAATGGGAGCCATAATTGCAGTCTCGATGGCTGTTCTCTTAGCTATATCTCCTGGTCTAATAGGTTCGCCACTTAAAGCACGAACAGCGGCATCTTGTAATCCCGCTACAGTTGCATAACCAGCAGCACTACCAGCAGCAGTTCCCAGAACCGGGCTAAGTAAAGAACCGCCTACGGCTCCAGCAACAGCACCAGCCGTAGGTAAAACTTCACCAGCAGTATCACCAAAGAAGTCAGCGATTGATGTTCCCTCTTCGTCTACGGCACGAAACTGGTTGTTTGTTTCTTGAGCATCTCGATATAAAAGTTTGGTCTTGCCGCCTATCTCTATGGCCTCAATGTTTTCTCGACCGTATCTATCTTCAAGTTCTTTAAACTTGTCTTGCTCTGTGGGTTGAAAGGATAGACTTAATCTACCCTTGAACCCCATGCCTTGGGTTACGTCAACTTCTGAATCTTTAAGACCTAGCGAACGAGCTACAAGTTTGCTCATCTGAGATTGTTGATCTTGTTTATCTAATTCAGTAACACCATCTTCCGAAAGTTTATACGAACCAGACCCAAGAGATTCTTTGGCATTCTGTTGGAAAGTTGGGTGCGCCCTGATTGAATCGGCAAATAGTTTAGCATCTTCGATTTCTCCAAGTTCGTCAGCCCTAACAAATGCGTTTTGTAGCTGTTCTAATGTTGCCATATTAGTTGTATTTTGGGTCTGATAGTAGTGTATCCGCAGCACTTGCTACGTTTCTGTCGTTGGGAACAGCTTTTTCAGTTGTAGCATTAGCATTTTGTGTTCCCAAATAGGTTTGTGCGTCTTTTTCTCCATATTCCTTAACGAACGCTTCTCTGATGCGATTGTAAGCATTTTCTCTAACTTGTATGTAATCTTTAACAGCTTGTCGGCGTTCTTCATCTCCCATGCCATTTTCAAAGATTGCTCCTTGCGCACGCTCAACTTTTAAACCTTCAACTTCTGTTACAGAACCAAGGCCACCGCCAAATGCCTTAATAACCTGCATACCCTTAATAAAGGCATCACCAGTTAGAACACCTGATGCTCTTTCAAGTTGTGCTGCGGTAGATGTTGGGCTAAGTTTAGCAAGAGTTTTAGCTAGAAGACCTTCGGTTCTTGGTTTTAACGTTAAAGTTCTTACTTCTTCTCCAGTTTCTTTGATTAGGTCTAAATCGGCTTTTAACGCCTGAAGAGAACCTAATGCTTTAGCCCGACTTACTGAGCGTTCACCCTCGGTTTCTTTTGCCTTTGTTTCTGCAGCCAGAATGTCTTGCTCTTGCTGATAAAGAAACTTTGCTCGGTTTAGTCGCTCTGTTTCAGTAAGACCACCAGTTGCTTGTAGCGGCTGACCCGTTTTCAATTCAACACCAAGTTCATTTGCAACTTGATTACCACGAGCAACCTCACTAGGAGTTGCGCCACGAGCATTGGCCTTAGCCATCGCAGTTTGGTCTGCCATACTAATGCCATCTCCTCTTGCTGCCCTGCGATCACGATCACTTATAGCTTGATCGGCTCCAATTCTAGACTCCCGTTCGGCACTAAGTTGATTCATTTGGTCTTGAGTTAAAGTTACTCCACGACCACCCAAAGGACTTTCAGCCCCAGTGAACCCTTGTTCTGGCATTGCTTGACCACTTAGGAACTCTGATAGTGATGCACCGCCTATGGTAGTTAATCCGCTTGTGGGAGCAGTTGCTTCTTGCCTCTGCGTTGCCTCTTGCCCTTGCGTTGCACCTTGAATCTGATCGTTAGAAATAGTTTGGTTTTGATTGGCCATAGCATCCGCAACAGCCTGTTGATTTGCATCCATAAAAGTTTTTTGATCTGGACGATTAAAATCGAAAGGAGTGGGGTTTTCTATAGTTTTGCCCGTAAATGGATCAATGTTTGATGGAGGTTGTCCTAAACTTTCTTTTAGTGCTTTCTGCCCTGCACTTTCAAGTCCAAGTGACTCTAGAGTTACAGGAGTAATGTCAGTTCCTTCTTGGGCTTGAGTGGCTCCAGCAGATGGTGGAGTAAAAGTGGGTGGCAAACCAGCACCACCACTAATTGCACCAGATGGGTTAAGGAAAGACCCTAGACGAGACATAAAGGATGGATCGTTATTTTCTGGTGAACCCACGGGAACCTCTTGATTCAGGGCAGTATTGACAGTACTAGGTGCAGGTAAAGTTGTTGGTGCAGGTGTAATAGCGTTTACATCCATATCAGGCTTTAGATCACCTCCGGGGGTAAACACAGAAAGAGCATTTACTCTGGATGGCGCAACGTCGTCAGCATAAGGAAGAAAACGAGGTTTCCCGATTAGGGCATCCTCCGTATTTACAGCAGGTGCTTCTTCTTCTTCTTGTTGTCCGATAAGGGTATTATCTAGCTCTTCTTCTTCGTCCATAGGGTGTATTATATCATAAAGGGTTAACTGTAAGTGTAATAATTAAATTATGTAGGATTCAAGCCAGTTACCGTAATTGATCCCTCAACTGCAGGGATTCCTCCAAAAAAAGTTAAAGCAACCATTGTTGGTATAACTGCTGCTGGGAGTGTTACTGAAAATGACCCACTTGGATTATGCGTTCCGTTGTTAAAACTAAAATATCTAGTAAAGTTACCTGTGTCACCTATGCCAAATGTTATGTCATCCTGTTGACCATCAGTGCCTTCAGCCGAAAAACTTCCAGCAAATGTAAAACTTTGTGCCGCTTGATAAAAAAAATAAATTCCTTCGTAGTTAAATGCTGTATCTAGTGTGCCAAATTCTTTTGTAAACGAACTTCCTGATTCTGAGTGCATTTCTTCAACAACTGAACTTCCGTTAGAGGTTATATGAAGATAAGACCATTCCCCGTCAGTATCTCCCACTCCACCTCGACCTCCAACCCAAGACCTTATATTGCAATTTACTGGAAGAATAAGATTTGCAAAACTTTGTGCAGGATAAGAGGCACTTTCATTTAAAAAAGAATCAATTGCGGTTGAACGATTTGATCCTTGGGCAAATGGCCCTGCTCTAAGAATAGCGTTAGGCATTATACGGACTTAGTTAAAAATATCTTCTGACCAGCAGTGTTATCGGATTTAACTATGTCCAATGTTTGTTGAGAAAAGCCAGATGCCGAAGACCCTGCGGCGGCTCCATTTATGTCTGCTACTGGTGGAAGTGTTGATTCAAAGTTAACATCTCCACCCTGTATAATTGGTTCAGACGTTAGAGAAGTTGCATTGGAGTATATCTCACCTACAGCGGCCTCTTCGTTAGAATTAATTTTTTGACTAACATTTGGGTTAGTTATTGGATCGTTCTCAGGATCACCGTATAATAGTTCATTGTCCATTATGTAAATTCAACAACAAAATTAGCGTTACCTACAATGCCGTCCAACCTAAATGTTGTTCCATCTACGGTTTGAGCAACGTTATCATAAGTTATTGATGCTGGGGTTTCACTAAAAGTAAAATCAATGCTATCTCCCTCTGCTCTATAAATATTGCCTGTAGGAGAGATTGTTTGACTACCCGCATCGGTGCCTGTTTTTGAAGCAACAGTTTTGTATCCAAACACAGCTTCAATGCTGTTGGCTCCAGAAACATTTGTAAATGTATGTTGTTGTGCTATCGCTGGATTAGATATTGATTGATCAGAACCGTTTACAGTGAAACTAACAACGTGTCTCTGAACAGAGGCATCAGATGAAATGACAGGTGTAGCGGTATATACAGGATCATCGCCATCTGTAAACTCATTATATCCCTCTGGAAATGTAACTCCTCCAAATGAGCCAGAGATAGTTCCGTTTTCTGATGCACTTGAATTAACAGAAGCTCCAGTAAATGTTACATTGGTTTTTAAAAAATACTGAGTTCCGCTTTGATCTCTTAAAAAGGGAACTACCTTTGATCTATAAATACCACTAGTGCTATAAGAGGTTGATCCAGTTGCTTGAATAAAAGTTGAACTTCTGTATGTGCTAGCCCTTGAACCTGTTGATCTTGTTGCCCCAGCTCCTACTAAATATTTTGTAAAAGTTTGAAACTTACTTGAAGTTCCGGATGCACCACCAGTAGTGTTAACAAAAGACTCTCTAGTTGACATACTGCACCAGTTTATGCCATCATCAGAATAGGCAACTTCTGCATCCGCATCACTTGATGTAGTTAAAAAAACCTCAACAGTGCCTTCTCTTCTATATGTCTGAGGAACTGTTATAGCTCTTGGAGCTATTGTACTAGCAAGTGATGAGGAAATAAAGCTAGCTACTTTTAATATAGAGGTAACAGCACTAGACATCGTGCCGGGTTTTGTAACAGTAAAATATTCCTTGTACTCACTAACCTTTAAAGGATTAGAGAATCCATCATTAATTACCAGTTGAGTATATTGAGGAACTCCCTTGGCATCATAACTTTCTGTGGGCATAAAGAATAGTGCATCGGACTCCAGTGCGGTTTCTGTACCTGGCTTAAATATAGGGTCTCTTGCGTGAATGACACTAGCAGGTTGACCGCTGCTTTGAATCTGAAATGACTGAATCGCAGTCATGGGAGTTCCAGAACTAGGACGTATTGATATTACTTTTCCTAGTTCATTAAACTTACCTGCTCTTTGTCCGAATCCCATAATTAGCACTTCCAACGCTTTAAGGCTAGTGCCTTACGTGTTGGTCTTCCTTTCTTGTCCTTCATTG